GTATAAGGGCAAAATAGAATCATTAGTAAGTAAATGTACAGGATTTGCCGATATGGTACAATTGACTCACTTGAAATTACAACAGGTGCTTCAAAGAATGATACCTGACGGAGTATATCTTGATGCTGATGGTATTAATGAAGTAGATTTAGGTAATGGAACAAACTACAATCCGCAAGAAGCATTAAATATGTTTTTTCAAACGGGTTCTATAATAGGTAGATCATTTACACAGGAAGGCGATATGAATCCTGGTAAAGTGCCTATACAAGAAGTACCGACCGGAAGCGGAGGACAAAAATTACAAACATTAATTGCAACTTACAACTATTATCTGCAAATGATAAGAGATGTAACAGGCTTAAACGAAGCAAGGGACGGATCTACGCCAGACTCTAGAGCATTAGTAGGTGTGCAAAAGCTAGCCGCGGCAAACTCAAATACTGCAACTAGGCACATACTTGATTCAGGATTGTATTTAACAAGAGAGCTTTGCGAATGCTTATCTTTAAGAATATCAGATATAATAGAGTACCATCCGGCTAAGGAAGCTTTTATAACTAAAATAGGTAAGTTTAATGTAGGTATTCTGGAGGAAATGTCAGACTTGTATATGCACGACTTTGGAATATCACTAGAACTAATGCCTGATGCAGAAGAATCCGCTATGCTTGAAAACAATATTCAGACTGCTTTACAGCAAGGATCTATAGATTTATCTGATGCTATTGACATACGAGAAGTTAAAAATATAAAGCTAGCCAACCAACTGCTTAAGGTTAAACAAAAGAAAAGACAAGAAAGATTACAGGCAGAGCAGCAGGCTAATATACAAGCACAGGCGCAAGCGAATGCTCAAGCACAACAAGTGGCAGCACAGGCAGAGGTGCAAAAAGATCAAGCTATGTTCCAAACTAAGGCGCAGTTAGAGCAGCTCAAAGGTAGCTTAGAAGAAAAAAGAATAAGCATCGAGGTTAATGCTAAGAAAGAATTAATGGCGTTAGAATTCCAATACAATATGCAATTAAAAGGTATAGAAGTAGACGGGGCTAAATCTAAAGAAAAAGAAGTAGAAGATCGTAAAGATCAAAGAACTAGGATACAAGGCACACAACAAAGCGAAATGATCGCTCAAAGAAAGAATGATTCTCCGCCTAAAAACTTTGAATCCGCAGGAAATGACGTAATGGGCCAAGGTTTTGGCTTAGGTGCGTTCGATCCTAGGTAATAATAGTAATAACAATCATATAATATTTTATCATGTCAGAACAAACAGAAAACACAGAGCAAGTAGAAACACCTCAGGAAGAGGTTGTTGATACAAATCCCATGTCAGTTGACGAAGAGGGAACAATTAAATTAGATATGTCTAAGCTAGCGGAGCCCGCACAAGATGCCTCGGAGCCAATGCAAGATGTACCGGAACCAATGCAGACAGAAGAACCTGTGGTTGAAGTGCAAGAACAAACTGCCGTGCCTGATGCTGTAGAATCCGCTATAGAGGAAATAACAGAAGAAGAAGTACAGGAGCAAGCGGATGATCTTCAAGACAATATAGTTGAGGCTATAGAAGAGCAAAAAGAAACCGGCGTTGAACTACCTGAAAACATTCAAAAGGTTGTGGACTTTATGAATGAAACTAGCGGAACTCTTGAAGATTATGTTAAGCTTAACAAGAATTATGAAGACTTAGATGAATCTCAGCTATTAAGGGAATACTACGCCAACACAAAACCCCATCTAGACGAGGAAGATATAGACTTTATGATGGAAGATAACTTTCTTTATGATGAAGACTTAGACGAAGAAAGAGATATACGAAGAAAAAAACTAGCCAGAAGAGAAGAATTAGCAAAAGCTAAAAATCATCTTACTGGATTAAAAGACAAATATTATCAGGAAATTAAAGGCGGCGCAAGGCTGGCTCCTGAACAAAAGAAAGCGGTAGACTTTTTCAATCGCTATACAAAAGAAAACGAAGCAGCAACTCGATTAGCTGAAAAACAAACACAAACGTTTTTAAAGAAAACGGAAAGTGTTTTTAACGATGATTTCAAAGGTTTTGATTATCAAGTTGGAGACAAAAAATTCCGTTTTAAAGTTAAAGACGCTCCTACTATTAAGGAAACCCAAAGCGACATTAATAATTTTGTCAAGAAGTTCTTGGATAAAGATAACCAAATGTCAGATGCAGCGGGGTACCACAAGGGATTGTTTACAGCTATGAATGCAGATTCTATTGCAAATCATTTTTATGAGCAAGGCAAAGCCGACGCAATGAAAACAAGTATGTCCAATTCGAAAAATATACAAATGGGCGCTAGAGGCGTTCATGAAGACGTTAAAACATCGAATGGATGGGCAGTAAGATCTGTTGATTCTGGGGGAAGTGATTCAAAATTGAAAATTAAAACATTTAAACACATTAAATAAGAAAAATTATGGCAGGATTTGCAACCGCGCCGGCTACATTAGCCAATTTAGCGCACTTAACACCACGCCCGGTAAAAGGTTTGTTTGGAGACAACTACCTATCTTTAGCGGACATGGATTTTACACAACAATTTTTACCTGAGGTATACGAAAAAGAAATCGAGCGTTATGGAAACAGAACAATCACAGGATTTTTACGTATGGTCGGAGCTGAGATGCCTATGGCGTCGGATCAAGTAGTTTGGTCAGAGCAAGGAAGATTACATATCGCTTATGATAATGTAACAACTCAAGCTGCAGCGAACCAAACAATATCTTTACCAGATGCAACAACATCACCAGACGGTAAAGCACCTTTACTAGGACCAGGTATGACAATAGTATTAGCCAAAGGTAATATAACGGCAAAAGCTTTCGTAAAAGCAATCGTTACACCTCAGGTTGGAACTAATGTAACATACGACATCGTAGTATATGATACTGCCAATGGGCAATTGCCAACTGGTTTACATACACAAACAGGTGTTAGCACATTCGTATATGGCTCTGAGTATGGAAAAGGATCTAGTTTAGCTGGTAATTCAGTTGACGCTTCTTTCACAACTTACAGTAACAAACCAATCATTCTAAGAGACAAGTATGCCGTTAACGGATCAGATGTTGCTCAAATTGGATGGGTTGAAGTTACTACTGAAATTGGAACTGGAGGATACCTATGGTACTTAAAGTCTGAGCACGAGTCTCGTATTCGTTTTGAAGATTACTTAGAGATGTCAATGGTTGAAGCTACTGATGCTCAAAGTACTATTACTGATTCTTCTGGAGCAACTATTGCAGGTATGCAAGGTTTATTTGATGCACTAGAAACAAGAGGTTTAGTATTTAACGATGCGGACTTTGATGGTGCGTCTTCTCCTACTGCAGGACTTGGAGCATTTGATACTATATTACAAGAGCTTGATAAGCAAGGAGCAATTGAAGAGAACATGATGTTCTTAGATCGCGAAACTGCATTGAGCATTGATAATATGTTAGCACAACAAAATTCTTATGGAACAGGGGGAACATCTTACGGTGTATTCGAAAATTCAGAAGAAATGGCGTTGAACCTAGGATTCTCAGGATTCCGTAGAGGATCTTACGATTTCTATAAGACTGACTGGAAATATCTAAATGATTCTACAACTCGTGGAGGTATTACAGATATAGCCGGAGTAATCGTTCCAGCAGGAACATCTACTGTATATGACCAACAATTAGGACAGAACATCTCACGACCATTCTTACATATCCGTTATAGAGCTTCAGAAGCTGATGACAGACGTTTGAAATCTTGGGTAACTGGATCAGTTGGTGGAAACTACACAAGTGACGAGGATGCAATGAATGTTCACTTCCTATCGGAAAGAACTTTGTGTACTCAGGCAGCTAACAACTTCGTACTGTTAAAAAGAACAGTATAATAAGTTTATTGTAATGATTACCCTCGTTGAATCTACGGGGGTAGTTATTACTTTTATTAGTGACATTAGCTAGTTATATTAAATAGTAATAGGCTATCGTCATACATTATTAACATTTATATCATATTATATTATGGCTAACAAGAAAGCTACAGCAAAAAAAGTTGAGGTTGCACCTCAGGAAGTGGTTGAAAAAGTAACACAACCAAAAGTAGAAGCACCTAAAAAAGAGGCGCCAAAAAAAGACGAGTGGGTAATCAAAGATAGATTATACGAATTAACAAGAGTAAAGCCACTTGTTTTCACATTACCTACAGCGCATAGTAGGAAAAAAAGTTTATTGTATTTTGACGAAAAGCTAGGATACCAAAGAGAATTAAGATACGCTACTAACCAGCGATCTTGTTTTGTAGAGGAGCAGAAGGGGCAAATAGTTATGGGACGCATCGTGTTTAGAGATGGCGTACTTAGAGTGCCAAAAGAAAATGTTGCACTACAAAAACTTTTATCTTTATATCATCCAGCTTTAAAATCTAATATATACAAAGAATACAAACCAGCCCAGCAAGCAAGTAATGAGGTTGACTGGATTGAGTTTGAATTACAAGCATTGAACCTTGCTAAAACATTATCTGTTGAAGAGGCAGAAGCTATTTTGCGTGTTGAAATGGGTCAAGCAGTAACAGAGCTTTCATCTTCTGAAATTAAAAGAGATGTATTAATTTTTGCTAAAAGGAATCCAAATTTATTCTTGCAATTAGCTACAGATGAAAATACACAATTAAGAAGCTTCGGAGCAAAAGCTGTTGAACAAGGAATACTAACATTATCACAAGATCAAAGAACGTTTACTTACGGTTCTAACGGAAGAAAAATAATGACAGTGCCGTTTGACGAGCATCCTTACTTTGCTTTATCTGCTTTCTTTAGAACAGATGAAGGTATGGAAGTATACAAGGCAATTGAGAAAAGACTAAACTAGTCACCTTTATAGTAATAGGCTGCTGAAAGGTGGCCTATAACTATATAAAATAAAAAACAAATTATGGCTGTAAGCGTAGATACTGTTT